AATGATTGTGGTATTGCTGCTGGTTCTATTCTCTGCACTTCATTTGGTAAGTGACCAGCTTTTAAAGGCACTAAAAATCCTTGTCCCGACTGCCTAAACGCTTTTATATCTGTTACTGCATCAATTGGAAAAATCCACCCAGAGTTAATTTGAGATTGGAGTATTTCGAGTTCAATAACTTTGCGCATGTTATATAAGAATTGAGGATCTCTGAGATTTCTGATGACGCCCATACAGCGCCACGAAAAATTACTAATATCAGGCTCATAATAACATAAAGAAGGCACACAGGGGTAGGAATCAATCGAAAGGAGGTTAGGTCCGTCATATATTTCTTTATCTCCTAATGCAATTGAAAGTCTAACTGTAGGCACTTGCATTTTCTTAACTTGTAACCAAGGCTGTTGCGCAAGAACTTGTTCCATCATATCATCTTGATCTTCTTCATCATCTTCCCATTCAACAGATTCACCAGATTTAGGATCAATAATGATAGTCGCTTCACGTGTAGTTCTATAAAGGAATTCATCATATGTAAATAGATTGTTTAATGCTACATTCTGAAGCTCTGCTTGAACAGGAAAACGCCCATCTTTCATACCAGAAGGTTTCATTTTATCTATTTCTTTTGAATAACCTGGTACTAATGCTTTAGCCCCTTCTTTAGATGTCCAACGTCTTCTCCATATCCCGTTACAATCTGTTAAGTCTTGCTTTCTATAGTATTGATCAATTAGAAAATTATTATATGAAACTGAATCATCAAAAAGATCGCCTGAAATAGGATCTAAAGTATAATCAGGATACATATATAGAAGTGTCATTCCAGTATCACATGAGCCCTCAAATACTTGCGAAAGATATTCTTGAAATCCTGATCTATCTTCACACCATCTTAAAACCATGTTATAATCATCTGCTAAAGCATCTTCATCCCCATGCAAAGGTAATGTAATTGTAGATTTACGATTCTTTCGTTGATATCCACAGATCATATTAATATGTCTGCGAATCAAGTTGAAGAAGTATCTATAAGCATTTTGATTAAAATTATTTCCTGTAGCCCAAGAATAAAGACTTTGATCACCTACTTTAAATCTTTTATCAATATATCCTTGAGCCCATAATGCTGAATTTCCGGTATAGTTGGCTTGATAGAAGTCATCCTTTCGTTGACGCATATGTTTTGCGCCAACATCCATAGGATCAATATAGCCACTAGTATTTCTTACATATCCACCACGATCATACGATCCCATGAATCACCAAACATAATTAAATATTTAATTTATCATATAGTAAATATTTAATGCATATGTATTTTTAATTCTTAGGTATTGTTTTCCATTCTATTACATCGTCTAGTCTTTCATGATTTCCTGTGGCATTCCACCAATGACAAGTTTTTAGTCCATAATATGCTATCCAAGCCATAGCATCTGCATAGAAAAAAGCATCTAATTCAATATTATCTTGTCTTTTTACTCTAAATTTGCCTGCTTTGACATCTGGAAGTGATTGACTTGTTTTCGTCCATTCTTCATGCATTTTTTAAAAATATCCCCCACCAATGCCAGGATTCATATAGCCATATCCTTCATTCTCTTCATAAACTTTACGCCTTATCTGATCTATAGTAAGGTTTTCATCTGGTGAGTCGAATTCTCCTTGAGGAAAAGCTGTGTGACAACTATATCTAAGGGCATCTGTGATGTGATCGTTTTTCTTAATAGGTTTATCTTCGCCTCGATCTGCTGCTTTAGGACACCAGGCGTAAGATTGTATATGATCTATCAATGTTCTACATGATTTGTGTATAACTAAATTCTTACCTGCTATAAATTTACCGACTGTCTTTATTCCTGGGACAACATCATTAATCGCATCAAGAACCGGCAAATTTGATTGACGAAGGGCAATCTTGAGGGAAGCTGCTGATGGATCAAGATAAATCGCCGATATACTTTTATAACCGATAAAATCTTTGATGTCTTTGACCAGTTCAGCGTCTGTTTTAGCACGTCCGGCTTTGGCACTATCATAGTAATATTCCTTTTCGACGTGCAATTGTGGCCATTTATTTGGCGTAACACCGACAAGGACGGCAGCTGTAGCATTTGTAGTGCCATAGTCGATCCCAACGATATAATACGATGGGGTAGGATAGTCCAAAACATATTCATTGAGATGATCGTATGTGTCATATATGGCACCTGTTGCAAGAGTCCATTCACCTAATATATAGCGCTTATACCACATTCCAGTATAGGAAGCTTTGAGTTGTTGTTTATAGGCTTCATCAAGGGTTGGGTTATCTTCAAGATTAAATTGAAAGCAAACAAGATCTAATGCTTTATTATCGATATAATCTTTCTTAAGCCAATGGGCTGGACCTTCAGGATTGCATGTGGCTAATATCTTTGCGCCAGGCACACGCATACGTGATTCTAACATCTTCCAAAAAGGTTCTGGTAAACATGTAGCTTCATCGACATAAGCTAGCGCAAGCGTAGCTCCTTGTATAGTAGATACACTGCTAACATCTGGAGCACCGACAAACCAAAGTACACGTCCATATATTTCATCCTTTTGTGATTTCTCTGTAGGACAAGGAAAACCTAATTGTGTATATAGATGAGTGAGTATATTTCTTTGAATAGAAGTTCTATTAACACCTATGATCATGGCTTCGCCTGGCGGACCATTTTTTAGATCATAGATAAATCTTTCTAGGCTTGAATATGTTTTACCAGCGCTTACAGATCCTACCCATATATTAAAGCGACGGGTTGCTTCCGTGAAACTCTGATCCTGTTTCTGGCTTGTTGGCATTAGCTTTTAACCTGGTTATTTCGGATTTAAGCATCATGATTTCATGACGTTGATCTATTTGATCTTGTATGGGAGAGATATTTTTATTTTCTTTTGATGCTTGATGATCAATCAATCTTTTCTTTTGTTCGAGTTCTCTATCAAGATCATCTTGTTTATCTTGATTTTCATTTTCGGCCATTTCTTGATCGTACATTCTAATATAGCGATGTGAAAGACCTTTTTCAAGTGCCTGGGAATGAAGTTTTTGTGCTAGAGCTGCACGTGCTTTTTCATAATAGGGTCTAAATTCTTGTTTTTGTTTAAGTTCTTTCCATTCTTTATATGTTATTCCTTTTTTTAGATTATAAAAGAAACAAAAAGAAGTTCTAATTTCGCTTGTTTTTTCTGTTGCCCAGATGACAAGTTCTTGACCCAATTTAATGGTTTCATTTGGTGGTAAAGAAATAATTCGGGGACGTCCTGCTGGCACTGTGACACCTTATAAGTAAATATTTAATATATAATTCTATTTAAAACATAGTGTAGAATATTTGTCTAGTGTGATATGATGTTAGGATAAAATTTATAAAGTTATGGGGATTGGTATGGATATTGGTGAAGTTGCTGGTGAAGTTTTAAAATTAATGAATAGTAAAACAGAAAAAAAAGGTCCTGAATTTACTAAAGAAATTTTAAATGTATTGTCTGTATGTACTTGTGAATTTATTCGGGCATCTTATTGTACAAATGATTATGATACGGCATTAGATATTTTTATTGAAGAAGTAACAAGCAGATTGATTGAACATCTAGAATCATAAGGAGATATGAAACAAATGAATAAACTCATTAATAATAAATTAATTGAGGACATTGATTCTATTCCAGAGATGTTTACCGAGGGAGTGCGTGGCATTATTTTGTTAAGGAGAAACAAAGATGGAGAGGAGGAAAATGCTCAAAGGAAAGCTATCAAAAGAATCTCACGGGATATGCAAGAATGGAAAGCGCACGTACGTGAATTACACGAGTTACAAAAGACTTCATATCAGGGGTATCGTATTTATTCATCTATTAACGAACGAGATATGTCAAAAGCTATTCATGAGTTTAAAAGACGCCAATTAGAGACTGACTATTCAAACATGCATGAGCTTAAATCATTCTATTGCGACATAAAGAACCGATTCTTTAGTTGCTTAATGAATCCAAATGCGAGGATACAAAGCAATTTTTTGATAGATTGCGATAGTCAAGAAGAATACAAACATGCGAAACTTCAATTAAGTAATACAGAATTAATTATTATGGAATATCCAACTAAAAACGGGTGGCATATTATTACAAAACCATTCAATCCGAGTGATTATGAATATATGATGGTTAAAAAAGATGATTTAATGTTTATAGGTTAATGATGTCACTTGAAAAAGATGATTATCCATGTGCTCTACAATTAGTAAACAATTTCTTATTAAATAATTTAAATTAATAAATATGTTTAATGTACAACTAGATTTTTTTGAGCCTAATGATGAAATGAGCTTATTTCGGAAGGAATTAGCTTTAATTCAGGATAGCAATAGGCGCAACCATAAAGCACAATTTGCAAAGCTTAATGAGGCGTTAAAGATTATATTGAAACAACAGGAAGAGATTGAGCAATTACGAACAATGTTACTTAAACAGAGGAAATGATGGAATCTAAAAATAATAATAAATATATAAAAGCTATTGCTAATGTTTTACCTGAAGAAATTACAATCGAAGAAGCTTTTAGTATAATAATAGCTTGTTTATACATTTCATGTAAACTTTGCAAGGAATTTGATAGTCCAAAAAGTATTTTAGTTGATTTTGTAAATACATATTTTGATACTTTGGAATAAAAAGGGAACGGTTGAGTAATTCATTCATTTACATATTTCCATTTTAAAAGCATAGAATTTAGCTATTTCTTGGTGATAGTGCCAGGATATGTGTATTGAGCTATCAGCTTGTCCGGGTTTTAATCCTGGGATGATATGACTTGCTATCTGATCGATTGCTGATTTAAAGCAATGGACCAGGTTATCTTGATCGAGTAGTTTTTTTCCATAGCGAGTTAGGTGTACTTCGCATGGGAGAGGGATTGGTGGAGCTGTGATAAAGTAAAACCAAATCATTTTTTGAATATTCTTTTTTCGTTTATATTTTTTTGTCCAATGGTCGAAGTTATTGGCTTCGCTGATTAAACGCACAGGGAACGTTTCTGTTGCGATAATTTCTTTGTGTTGAGGATTTCCCTGTGTTTTTATAATTTTTTCGTTGTGGGGCTTTTAAATGCGTCTATTTGACTACATTTATATTTTGTTTTGTTCTTGCTTCTGCTATAGCTGGGTGATAAGTATCATTATAGATAGTATCGTAAATAAATTGATTTTCTTCTATTTTTTCTATTATAGTATCAAGAAAATCAGGATAATATTCTTTTATTAAAGAAAACAATAAATTATAATTAGATTTTTGTTGTATTAATCTATAATTTAAATGTCTTGAATAGTCTAAAGCATCGCTTTTTGTGTGTACCCAATCGGGGCAAAATTCAATTTCACTGATAAATTCTTCTTTATTCATTTATAACTCCTTTTTTAATGAATTTTAGGGCCACTCAAAGACTATGCCATTCTTTCGCATAGCATTTATGATCTGATCTTCGAATCCGTTGTCTGTATATTTTATCTCAATCATGGGTTTATAGCCATTACTTTGACCAATTTCGACTGTTTTTGAGAGAATTTCGATTATAATGCCTTTTGGGATCTTTGCTTTTGCGACAAGTTTTCGGGCGATTTTCTTATTTTTCTCCGGATCGGCCTGGGGTAATGATTTTTTCTTAGGAAGATTGGCGATAACTTTAAAGAAATACTTCACCTGGGACTTATTTGCTTTCTGTATGCATTCGCGCTTGGTGATTTCTATAGCTTGCTGGATATCTTCAGGAGTGAAGTTGTTTAATTCTTCTTTTTCCTTATCAGAAAAAATCAAATCATCATCCGCGTCGCGCTCATCGCGCGCGTGTTGTTGATGTTGGTGTTCTTCTTGTTTATAATTATGTTCCTTATATATAGAAGGCGCACTGGTACGCTGTGGATCGCGCACGGGTACGCTGTCGATCGCGCACGGGTGCGCCTTCGCAAGAGATTTTTTAATTAAAATAAGTTTTTGATTTTTTATAGTATACCAGGAAGTCTTGTCGAAAGGATTTTTATTAAAATTCCCTTTTATTAATAAACCTGATTCTAAAAGAATTTTTATTGCTCTTTTTACACTGTCATATGAAAGATAACCAAGAAAATCTGCTATATCTTCCTGTTTTTCATACATCCAATATTTTCCCTCAATCAATTCAGAATCTTTCTTATTGGCGTTAATCGATATCCAATAAATGATATGATTATAAACGATTGCAGCTTCAAGTCCAAGTTTTCTTGCGATTCCAACATCAAACGAATGATTATGACCTAAGATTATTTCTTCGTTTACATTATTGTTTGGAATATTTTTCATTAAAACCTCTTATCAATAAATTTATTAGTGTTGTTGCTAATTCATAAATTCGATAAGATGACAGACGTTATAGTTTGTCTGTCTTATCAATAAATTTATGAATTATCGAATTTATAAATTGTGTCTGTCTTGTTTTATCGAATTTTTGTCTTATCGAACGGCTTCGTTGCAAATGAAGTCTTTGTGTTAAGGATAGTTTGTATACTGGTTTTTTCTCGACATTAAACTGGTTTTTGTCTTTTCCTGTCTACTAAGCCCTGTTTTTGGCAGGGCTTTTTTATTTCACGCAAGTCCTTTTTGCATCATTACTGACATTAAACTTGTTTTAGCGTCTTGTTCGGAAATATATCCTCTAAACATAACAACTTCATCATACGGCGAAGTGTGTCGCATTTTTGCTACAATCTCATATGATTTATTATCACAGGAACTACAAGATTTCTGTACTTCAAATATCACAACATGGTCTGTGTTGATAAATTCTTCTTTATAAGTTTTTATAAATTTACTCATCATATTCTCCGTGGATATGGGGTGATAAACAATAGAGATCTCCATTTTCGTCAGAATATTGGAAACCTTTGGCTTTTATATAGATATATTTTTCATTTTTCTCTGTGGTAATGATGTAACCTTCTTTTTCAAGATTTCTTAAAACAGGATTACCATGTTCACTATTGTAAAGGGTGCGTAATTTTCCTGAGCTGTTATAAATACACGTTTTAGCCCATTCATAAGCAGGCATATGATCATCAAAAGGTGTTAAAGAATCGATACATTCTTTACAAAGCAAAACCTTATTCTTCAATTTCATCTTTTTTCCGATAAATTCGATAGAGAGCGCCTTTAAATATATTGTAAAATAAAATATTTTTAAGCAACCTTTGATTTTAACTTGGAGTATAGATATGAAATTATTTCGTAGGATTAAACGTGCCATATGTTCAGATGTTTTGACTCAAGTTATGTTAGTTATGAGTTTCATTTTTATCTTGATTGGCATTCTTTCTTTTGTCCTTACACTCTAAAACCCAATCTTTCACTGTTACATAACCATCGGTGATTTCTTCGATGGCTAAAATAGTAGAAATACGAGGGTCTGCTAAACCATTCATAAGCTTGTACATAGTAGCTTCAGACATATTTAAGTCTTGAGCAAGGAATTTTGCTTGAATATGTTTTTTATATATATATTCTTTTAATTTCATATCATAACCGTTTTTTTTTATTGTTATTGCTTTTTTTTGTTGAGATAAAATCTCTTAATGTGTTATGGTTATAATCGAAAAGAAAATAACTGTCAAGTAGGAGAATATATCATATGTTTGAGACAAGACAAACAAGAGATTTACAAGACTTAGTGAAGAAATATCAAGATGACGCTGCGCGGGTAATTTCAAGTTACTTCGATTGTTCATTAGAAGTGGCTTATCGCATCGCTCCAATTATTATTTTTGCAAGGCAATATGACATCGAAGAAACAAATAATATTCAATTCACCGACTTAGAAGAAGCCTCCTTCCTTTCACTTGCGCATTTCGAAGATGCTTACAATGAATATTTAGATGATTGTTGTGTTAGCGAACACAGTGAAGATTAAATGAAAAAGGAGTGGTAGGGGCCACTCCTAAAAATACCTTAACAAAGACGCTTAAATATGGATGACGTTACATGTATATAGATATAAATGATAAGATATTTTTGATACAAGATAAAATCAATATGATGGAGATGATTTTAGAACATACTCGGCTTGAAATACTTGAGCTTAGGAATTTAGCATTAAAGTTAGAAAAATTAGAATTAGACAAAAAATTTGCCCATCTTTAGGAGAAAAAATTATGACCACATCATTAGTTAAAATGGAAAATAATAATCGTCCTGGATTTGACTTGATTGAACAAGTTGTTTTAACGGGTGATTTGAGTAAGCTTACGCCTGAACAAAGAGTTGTTTATTATCATGAAGTTTGTAAAAGCCTTGGATTAAATCCGTATACCCGACCCTTTGAGTACATAACTTTAAACGGAAAGCTTCAATTCTATACAAGAAAAGAAGCAACAGATCAATTGCGTAAGCTTAATGGAATTTCTATCACTTCAATGGAAGATAAAGTAATTGATGATCTTTATATTGTAACGGCAAAAGCAGTTACTAATTGTGGTAGAGTCGATTCTGCTAAAGGAGCTGTTAATTTGGCCGGTTTAAAAGGCGATCAAAAGGCTAACGCAATCATGAAAGCTGAAACCAAAGCAAAACGACGTGTTACTTTAAGTATTAGTGGTCTTGGTTTTTTAGACGAGAGTGAAGTTGAAACTGTTCCTGATGCAAAAAAACAAAAAGTAAATTTCGAAACTGGAGAAATACTGGAAGATAAGTCAAATGTAAAACTGCTTGACATTCAAGAAAAACAACAACCCATAACAACCGCTCAAGCCATTGAACTTTCAGAATTACTCAATCTATGCGATCCGAAGATTAAAGAAAGTACAATAAAATATATTTTTGAAACTAATAAGATTTCAATTATCGATGATCTTCCTTCAAATAAATTTACAATTTACAAAAAGCAGATCGAAGAAAAAGCACATGAACATCAAGAATATTTAAAAGAAATTAACGTTGTAAAGCCAGAGGTTGAATAATGGAAGAATCTTCATCTGATGCTTTAGTATTCACTACAATGATATTGGTGGCTTTTTTTGTGATTTGGCTATGTGCAACTACAAGGATGTAGAATGATAGTAGAAAATTTGGTGCAAGGAAGCACAGAATGGATTCAATTTCGTAAGAAAGGAATTGGAGCCAGTGATGCCGCTATTATAATTGGAGCTAATTCCTGGCGGACAAGGGAAGAGTTACTACACGAGAAGCTAGGGTGGATAGATCCCCAGCCGATTAATGAAAGGATGCAAAGGGGAATAGATTTAGAACCTATAGCAAGAAGCTATGCAGAAAATGAATTTCATACACTCTTTATTCCTCAAGTTCATGTAAATCCGCTTTACAATTGGATGTATGCTAGTCTTGATGGAATAAGCCTTGACGGCAAAATTCTTTTAGAAATAAAGTGTACCAATAAAAAAAATCATGAGTTAGCAAAAAAAGGAAAAATTCCTGAATATTATAAACCACAACTTCAACACCAGATGGCAGTCACAGGACATGATAGATGCCATTATTTGAGTTTTGATGGTTGTGATGGTGTTGTTGTTATTGAATATAGAGATAATGCCTATATTGAATATATGATCGCGCTTGAGCAAGAATTTCACAATGAAATGATGAAATTAAAGGATTTGATATAAATGATAGATGAAGAAAAATATACAAAAAAATGTCAAGAAGTAGTCGATTATATTATTAAATATCTAGATAAAAACGTACCTGCTTTATCTAA